GTTAAGTGCCTCATATGACCTTGACCTTGGTAGTGTGGTTAATGCTGAGGGCAATCGCCGGACAGTTGCCATTTACCATGATGATGCTCAGGCCTATCCTGATGTATCTATCCTGGCCTATATGCTGCATGTCAATTACCAGCTTCAGGATAGTACGGTAACAGCTAAGTTCAAGACCCTGCCGGGTATCGCTACAGTTCAGCTGACTGAAACTGAATGGACTATCCTCCAGAGTAAGGGCTACAATACCTATACTGCAATTGGTAATGATGCCCGGACTTTCCGTGAGGGTGAGGCTGAATCAAGTGGTTGGTTCCTGGATACTGTTATCAATTTGGATAACTTTGTTGAGGACTTAAGCGTTAATGTCTTCAATGTTTTCCTGCGTAATAAAAAGGTGCCGTATACCCGGCGTGGTCAGATGATGATTGCTGATGCCTGTACTGATACTGGATATCAGTACACTTATAATGGCACCTTTGCTGACCGGGAGGAGCTTGACACTACTCGTAAATCAGGCACTATCATTACCCCGGCTGTACAGGTATTGCCCACAAGTATTGCACTCATGTCGGCTGCTGACCGGGCAAGTCGTATCGGTCCCCCTATTGAGATGATTTGCCAAGAGGCTGGGGCTATTCATTCAATTGCAATCAACGTGGAGATTGTGCCCTAATGACTAGTCAATGCTTTCAAAATGGCGTAGTTAAGGCACAGGCTGAGGTAATGAACACCTTGGCACAGGCCGGGGTAAAAATATCAAATGATATGCCTGTTAATGCTATTAATAAACTCATTGATGAGGGAAAGATTGATGAGGCATATCAATTATATCTGAAAGATTCCACGTCTTTTAAAGGTAATATTTCAAAAGAGCAGTTCCTGCGGATGTGGAAAAGACATTTCCAAGGTGAATCCTGGTGATAAATAAAGTATAAAAATTTGAATTCAAGGGAGGTTTATAATGCGTTTTCAAAAAGGGCAGAATATAGCTCTTCAGTATATTAATAGTCGTATGTCAGCATTAAAAATAAAGGTTGAAAATGCTTGGTATGAAAAGGGGGATAAGGTAAAATGGTTAGCTCCTGATGGGCATATAATGACAGGGGTGGTTACTTTTTCTTTTATGGATGGAGTTTTGACAGTAATGCCGGATCAACCTAATGATAATGGAAAAAGATCTCCTATCCGTATTAATCATAATCAGGTAATTAAATAAAGGAGGATAATAACAAATGCGATTAAATCTTTATGCACAGAATAGACACACTCTCATTATTGACGGCGTACCAATCAGTGGCTTTGCTGATGGGGATTGGCTTCAGATGAAAGTCGATGGTAATGCAGCGGCAAGAACCCAGGGCGGAGATGGCCCGTCAATGAATTTGAGTACTGCCCAGGGTGGTACTATTACAGTTAACCTCCTGCCCACAAGTCCGGCTCTTGGGGTTTTATACTCAATTCGGGATGCGCAAAGGGTTAACCCCCGTATGTTCAGTATTGTACTCATGACAGGAGTTGAGGAGGTAATTAAGGGTGCTGGTTGTGCCTTTGGTGATACCCCCCAATTTCAATCTGGCGGGCCGACTATGCAGGGCAGGCAGTTTGTGTTTGAATGCCTTGAAATTCAATTGGATACCAGTGCTATAGAGTCCGTAGTGGGCGGCTTTGTAGGCGCACTACTTTAATACTGTCGAGAACCCACTTGTTTTAAACGGAGCCGGGCTTTTAGCCCCTATCCTATAGGGTACTACCCCCTTAACTAAAAACTGCGGAGAAGCGAAACAAAATGGAAAAACGGGAAAAAGCAGTTGATGACCGGGTATATACTATGCTGGTGCCCCCGGTTAGGCCAGCAATGCGTTTGTGTACGAGGGTGTCTGTATTGATTGGGCCTGTTCTTGGTACACTCATTCCGATGGTAAAATCCCTTGGTACAGATGTTGAAAACGCTGGGTGGGATAAGCTCCGACTTTCCCTAGATGATTTTGGGTCTGTTCTGGATAAAGTTGATCCTGATAAAGTTGATGCCCTGTTCATGGAAGCCGTCACGTCCTCAAAATTAACCTGTGGGGGGCAAACCCTTTGTACTGAGGCTGATTTTGAGCGTCATTTTATGAACCACCGTGGGGATGTCTACCCAGTCAGTATCTGGGTGCTCTGGGAGTGCATCCGTGATTTTTTTCCGCAATTGGGAGCCTTCGCCCAGACTGTCAAGGACAAGACAGCCCAGGCGGTGATGGTATCCCGATCCCTTCAGGGTGGGAAATAGACTGGTGGTGTGGGCGGCCTGTCTGGGCAGGTTTATGCTCTTGGATTGAATTAAATAATATGAGCGTTATTGACCTTATGGAAATGCATCGGAGCCTTAACCTTAAAGATTGGCTGGAGTACCGAAGTTATGAACAAGCGCAAGCGCAAGTTCAGGTTCAGGTTCAGGCTCAGGCTCAGGCTCAAACGCGAACAAGACAAGGGGGTGGTAGATGACAATAGATGTTGCAACAGCAATCATGCTATTAGGTGGTATTGTAGGGCTCAGTGTAGTAAATGAGCTTGTTAAGATTTTCTTTCAACGACTGAGGACATCAGATTACATGACTGAGAAAAAGTGTGGAATTCAACAGGCACTATGTCAGCAGGGAAGAGAAACTGAGGAAGAAACTCTTGCCCAGGAAGTAGCTGATGTCAAAAAGGATATAGCGTGTGTAAAGGATAAGGTAGACGCTATTGCAAAGTTGCTAATGAAAATGGCAGTTGAAATGAAGATCAACCCCAGAGATATTGAAGGAATTATGTAATGCCTACTGTTATTGATGAACTTGTAACTATATTAGGCCTGGATATTGCTTCTGGAGTGGCTGCAAAAGTCCAGAAGTTTAATGCCGGACTTGATGGTGTTACCCGGTTTGCGGGCTGGGCCGGAGCTGCCCTTGTAGCAGCTGCTGGTAGTGTTGCTTATTTTGTTGAGCGTGCAAGTCAGGCTGCAGCAGAACTTGACAAATTTCATCAATTAACAGGTATCTCAACCACCAGTCTTCAGGGTCTTCAGTTTGCGGTAGAACAGGCAGGAGGTAGTGCAGATAGCCTGACTAGTGATTTAATGTCCTTGACCAAAGGGATGTCAAGCCCTATTCCGGGTGAGTTTAACCATGCTCTGTTTATGCTCGGGATAAACTTGAGAAAAGCCAGTGGAGAGGCCAAAACTGCTGATGAGGTTTTGCTGGATATTGCGGATAGACTTAAGGGTATGTCTACAATTCAGCAAATTCAGTGGGCAAGTCGTATCGGCCTTAGTAATGACACAATCCTCTTACTTCAGCAGGGACGGGGAGAAATTGAACGCCTGGTCCAACAGGCTAAGAATATTCCTACAATTGTAGGACCCCAGCAATTAAAAGATGCACGTGAGTTTGTTATCCAATTAGCAATGGCCCGGCGTATCCTGACCTATTTGGGGCAAGAGGCTTCAAGTGCGGCTGGCCCTGCCCTACAAGCCCTTGTTGGTGACTTTTCTGATTGGTTGAGGCTCAATAAAGAGTTTATCCAATTAGGTCTTAAAAATTTTATTGACGGCGTTGTAGATGGTTTTGGTCGTTTTGGTCAAGTGATTAGATCAGTTAGGGAGGAGGTTGAATACTATTTACCGCAGGCCAGTAAATTTATCCAGGCTCTTACAGACGCTCACACTATTTCTGCTGTGGTTTTTGCAACGCTGACGGCTTTAGCGGGTGTGCTGGCATTAATGACTGTTAAATTTGCGGCCATTGCGGCCGCAATACTGGCAGCTGCTCTTGTGTTTGAGGACTTTCTGACCTATTTACGGGGTGGGAGTTCAGAAATAGGGAAATTAATTATCTGGGTTGATAAGATGTATACTCAATTCAGTAAGAAATTTCCGGCCATAACTGATATATTAAAAAGTTTTGCCAGTGTCATTAAGGGCGTAGTAGTCATAAGCATAGACGCCGTGACAAAGAGCGTACGCTTACTTTGGGAGGGGTTAAAGATGATGGGCGGGGCTCTGAGTTGGGTGCTTGATAAAGTAGAGGGTGGCATGTCCTTCTTGGGGTTTGGAACTGGATCAGATATGTCACCTCTAACCCAATCAGTTATGAATGAAATTGCTGTTAAGGTTTCTACTTTTGGAACTGGACTTGTACAAGATGCGCAAAAGTTTAACAATACGCAAGCTCCTATACCCCCAGCACTGCAACAAGGAGTGGGTATGCCCCCGGCTGAAGTTGGTATAGATCGACAAAAGTCTACTGGATCTGAAATGAAGGAATGGCAACAAAAAGTTGAGATTAAGCAGGAATTTCATATTCAGGGGGATAATGCTATGGGTATAGCTGCAGAAACGAGTAGGAAAATGGAAACTGCATTACACCAGTTATTCCCTGGGGGTCTTGCCCCGGTTTCAAATTAATAATAGGAGAATACCGTGGCCTTAACTGATAGACTGCAATTAATATCAAATAGTTTAGTGGGTGGAAATATTGTTTCTGTCCTAACTAGACAGGCTATCAGGTTAAATGCCCTTGGTAGTGCAGCAGCTTTTGCTCTGCGTAAAAGTCAATTATACACCCAGGCTCAGGCATATATTCCCCCGGCTATTTTTGTGGCCGGTATCCCAGTATCAGCCAGGATGCAGGAGGCTTACACCTTTCAATCTGATATTTCCCAGCATCCTGTTGAGTCCGGTGCGCCCGTAACTGACCATGTACTCCTGCACCCATTACGAATAAATTTATCATTTGAAATCAGTAATTGGCGTAAGGGTGATGCTGAATATAGTTTATCTCTTTTTGAACTTATGTGGCAACAACGTGTTCTTGTTGAGCTATTGACGGAGCATAAGAAAATACCTGATATGGTTCTTATTCATTTTGAGGCCGCAAACACAACACCTGTATGGGGTAGACTTGAATGTCGGGCAACCTTTCAACAGGTAAAATTAGTTGAACTTGAAACAGCTCCATACCCAGAGGAAAAGGTCACCCCCACTGAAAATACAGGAGGGGAGGATG